TGCGTTTCATTGTAATTCTAGCTTTAATATTAGGTGAGGCAAAACATTGTGCTATCTTTTTAACAATTCTGCCTTTGCGACGACCAACGGTACAGCGGAACTTTCGTACCACTTTTTGTCCGGATCGACCCCAGATTTGCTTCTCATCTAGATGGTTATAGAGTTCACGTAACAGCATACGTGTATTTATGTTAATGTAAGGTTGATTAGTTAAAGTTCATGAGCAATACAACGAGCGTGGAAAGTAAGCCTGCAATTATAGTACCTGTGGCACCTATAATTACCTTCATCATTGATTTATTGCCGTGAATTATATCTGTGTGGATATGTTCTACTTTGTCTTCGATAGTAGTTAGTCTGCGTTCTAGAGACTCATAACGTTGGTGGCAAAGAGCCACATGAGCTTCCAGATTATCTTTTTCTACGTCACTTTTTACTATGGCACTATTCGCCATCTTTTCTCTCCATTCCGTTGTTATCGTGGAAGGGGCCTAAATATATAATCGCCTGATGTACTGTTTTTAAGTGCCTGGTGAGTAGTAAGAATCTAACAACTTATCTATTCACGTTTATATTTATCATTGTGCCTGTTCTTCTTTATCTGCTAACTTAAACACAATATTTTGTGCCGAACCATTAGTTCTAAACGCATCACTATTATTTATTATAGACTCTTCTAATTCGTTTATAACTGGAATTAGGTCAAAGTCTTCCTTTAGCATAGACGGTGTTAATGCACCATCACGTTCAGTTTGAAACTTAAACTCCCAAACTTTATATTCTTTATCTAACTTATGTTCATTACCAAATTCTTCAGCTTCTATTTTACGTGTTGACACTAAAGGTGGCTCATCAAAAATTGGATTTATTCGCATACTTAATACTTGTAAAAAAGTATTCCAATTAGCCTGCTGATTAATTAAAAGCCTATCGTGGCTTTTAAATTTAGTTTGGCCAGTTTGCGTAATATCTACAAGTGTTTTAATTTCTAACGATTCCATGGTGCTTATACTTATCGGCCATAAAAAAAGGGCCCAGTATAAACTGAGCCCTTTCTATTGTTACGTTATTATGGTTACGTATACAATTATATCAATTACGATACAACTATATTTGCACCAAGTGTAACTGTAGCGCCTGAGAAGTCGTAGTCATTGCCACCAACTGTTCCAAGGTGTCTTATACGTGCTTGTAGAACAGTAGCATCCCCATGATGACCGTCAACGATAACGTGGACTTTTCCATTTGCGTCGTTTACGATGTCATACATTAAAGGTGATACTTCTCTGATTAATGCTTCAACAGCCTCTTCAGCCGCATCATCTTCGCCGCGTAAATCCCCGCCTGCGTCGATAACGTATGCTTTAAGTTGTGCTGTTGATCTTAGTCCGCCAGTTGTTAAATAATTGCCGAACCCGTTTACTCTTGTTACTCCAGCCATTTTATTTCTCCTTCTCTAATGGTTGTTGCTCAAGTTTCTCTTTTGAGCAGTAAGCTCCTCATAGTATGAGAAGCAGTTGTATATATTTAGTCGTTTTATGGTTTTTGAGTTACTTACGGTTCATTAATGCTCTTTTTTGGAGTGCTCTGAGCATCGTGATGTATCCTGGACCTGCTTTTACTATGTCATCCAGCATTTTAACAGCTGGCAAGTAGGCTTGGATGAATGGGGAAGGAACACTTTTGCCTTGTTTTGCCATATCTAAAAACTTTTTAGTACCAACTAAATTGCGTGGTCCAACAACATATCTATAATACATTAAGTCTTTATTAGTTGTTGGTAGTATATCAGGTGTACTAACTGTTGGTTCAGTATCTTTAACTTGTCCTGTTTCTAAATCTTTCTGTGCGGCTAATTCTTCTAGGTGTGGAATTAAATCACTATTTCGTAGTTTGGCTCTAGAAGCAAATAATAGTTTAGTTACTATTCTTTTTTTATCTAGTGTACTGGCACTATTAAAGTTAGTAAGCTGTCGTCTAATTGTTTTATAGTCTGAGTTATTAATATGTAAAGCACCTTCTATTCTAATAAACAATTCTGCACTAGGAGTTGACACGTTATGTAAGTAACCATTAAGTCCCATAAGAGGTAACCTTGTACGCTGTCGAAGTTTCAATGCTGAAGCAGGGTCTTTTAATTTGCCTAGTGCTTCTTCGTCACCAGTAACAAAGTGTATTAAGTTATATAAGTCTGTTGCGTGTATGCGGAAGTGTTTATAGTTTTGGCCAGTTACTGTCTTCTTTGCATAGCCTTTTGCTACTGGTACAAATGATGGAAACTTTCTTAATACATCTAGAATTAATAGAGATAGATATAGACGTTCACAACAATCAGTATATGTTAACTGACGTTGATCAGTATGGTTGCGAGTCATTCGTGACTCGTATAGTTCTTCTAAAAAATCTAGTTCCATAGTACTCTACGCATTCATATATTTGTCAGCAAAGATATTAATCATATCTCGCGGATCTTTAACTGCTAAAAATGGTGCAAGTCCATCTGATCGTTGAATAGATTTAGTAAACTGAACACGTACAGCAGGTTTAACTTTATCAGTAGTAGCCATCATTCTTAATGTTTTAGCTTGTGGTACTGTAACTTTAAACTTTTCGTCATCGTCTGTTACTACGGTATCTCGTTCAACTGGATTACCTTGCGAGTCTAATATTTTACCTAGTTGGTCAAATATAGTATCGTTTTTAAATCCAGGACCAATACCTCCGTCATCAACGTCTGCAGGGTCATCACCTCTTCTTTGCATAAAGTCAATTTCACCTGGATCAAAGTCCCCGGTTTCCTTAACAAATTCTTTTGCTCTCATAATTGCTCCTTCTCTTTTCACTGCTCTGTTAGCCGCACTAAAATTACTGCGGTTAACTAGTTTCATATCACCACCTGGATGGGCTAACACATAGCCTTCACCACCTGGCTTATCTCCTATTGTTGCTTTTACATCAGCAGGTTGTTGTTCTAGCTGTTGTACAATATCGTCTTTAACTTTCATAATGCCTGAAACAGTTTGCCATAATGCATTAACGCCTTGCATATTTGCTCTAATGTATTCAATAATTTTGCCTTGTTTAATTCTACTAACTTTACTTCCAGCTAACCATTGTACAAAATCTTTTCCTAAATTGGTTAAACAATTATCGTCAACACATCTATTTGTGTAAGTGTATAATATATTAGGGAAGTCAGTTACTTTCATATTACGTAATGTGTTCTCGTCTAATAACTTATCAATGGCCGCACCATTTTTATTAATAATGCCACTTAAATTTTTAATACCAGCATCGTCTATCTGTGGAGGGTCTTGTGTAGTTACTGGTGGTAATACTAATACTTCATGACCTTCAAAAATATCTGCATTTTGTAATGGCCCTTCAGTACCAGCATCGTCTACAACTCTATGAACAACTATTCCTGTTTTACTTCTTCCTACTCGTTTACCTAAGTCGCTGTCTGCTTGTACTTTATACTGTACAGTATTTGGTTTAAAAATATATGCACCGTCAACTAGCTTTGGCTTATTAAAATATAGTAAGTCTCCTTTAAAGTATCCTCTGTGTTTTTTAGGTACAGCTTTTTCATACTCGTCGTATACATCTTTCATGTTACCTGCAAATGCTTTATAACTAGCTGATTTATCACCACCTTTGCCTCTGCTTAATAACATATTCTCTAAGTCATCTCCACTTTGTGATTTGCCATCATATCCTTTTGCGACAAAGCCTGACTTATCTGTAAAGACAAACTTCCCTTTAGGATTACGACCAAATACTACTGCTGGAGAACCATCCCATTTAATTGTAACATTTTTCTCGCCACCTTTAGCCATATTAGATAAAGCTGTTAAGGCACGTTTGGCTCCAGCACTACCTTCCCAGAACACAACATCTTCAGCGTGTTGGATACGTGCTTCCATTTCTTTTACAATATGTTTAAATTCAAAAAATCTCATTACGGTAGCTCAAGCCCATCCTTTTCAAACCACTCTTTAGCATCTGCTACTAGTGCCTCATAATTAGGGTCTGCTTTAATTTTATTATTAATTGATTCTACACTTTGTAAGTCTTTTGCTGATGCAGTTGGACCCATTAAAGTTTTAGAAATGAAGTCTGGATCTTTAGCTTTTTTTGTAGGTTCATTAGTTATTCTATCAACTAATCCATTTGAAGGACTCCACTTAAAGCCTTGTGCTTTAGCAAGTGAGGCAATCATAATCATACGGTGTTGTCCTTTGAAATTACTTTTTGCATCCATACCGCCTAAAGCAAACTTCATAAACTTTTGGTCACCAAACATTAAATCAGTTTGAACAAAGCCTTTTTTAGGATCACCATTGATTGGTGTTTTGAAGTGTACAGAAATTCCTGACTTACGTATCCAATTTTTAGGATCCTCGTCAGGGTAATTTTTAATTACCCAAGCTCGTAGTATACTTACTAAATTATCTTTGTCAACCTTTTCTTTATCAATTGCAACATCTAAGTCACCACTTGTGTCTTTAACACCAGTGCTACCTAGCATATGATTCTTATGGTCTAATTTAGTAATCTTTTCAAGCCAAGAAAGTGTAGGTTTGACATCAGCTTTGTTAATGCGAACTGTTGCTGGTTCGCCTTCAGCATTTTTAAATATATTTCCGCCTTCTTTAAGAATCATCGGAATGTCTCTTTGTTTCAACAATACGATCAATTCCACGTTTAAATTTACGTGGATCACCACTTCGTATACTATTAATAAAGCGTCTTTCTAGTTCAGAAGCTGTATCAGGGTCATAACTCTCAGTAATTCTATTCAATAAATTAATAGAGCTTTCTATCAAATTGTGTCCTGTAGATTGGATTAATGCATCATTATCAGCAGTTCTATGGATGCTATTAAGTTCTTCTAGTATAGATCGGGTACGTTTTTTCATGGTTATCGTTTCCTATACTGTATTTAGTGAGTTTTCATTAAATAAGATGCAGACACGAGACTTGACTTCTTATCAAATAGGTTATATAATAAAACAATGCGGGGTTCGTATAGTGGTAATACCTCAGCCTTCCAAGCTGATGCTGTCGGTTCGATTCCGACACTCCGCTCCATTCTTAGCTAAATATACATAGCATCTAGATAGAAACCTAGTAAAAAGTTCTTTTCTAGGAGCATAAGATGAGTTCAACGTTTCATTTAGCACTTGAAGTGGGGGACATAGATTCTGCCTTAAAGTTTTATGTTGATATGTTAGGATGTGAATCAGCAGATAAAGAACTTCCTAATTGGATTGACATTAACTTCTTCGGTAACGAATTAACCCTTCACGCAAGTGACCCAACTAACAAACCTAAATTTGAAGCACATCATGTAGATAGTATGAACGATGTAATGGTCCCGCACTTTGGGGTGCATCTACGTCGTAAAGACTATAATGATATAAAAAGACGTATAGAAGAAAATAAGATTGGATATCTTCTTAAACCTTTTATACGATTTGAGGGCAAGATGCTTGAACAAGAAACGTTCTTCATTAAAGATCCCCATTGTAATATTTTAGAAATTAAAAGCTACAGCGATAGCGAAGTAACATATCCAGAAACCGAACCTGATATTACAGGACATCCTGAATGGGGATGCCCATAAAAACGCACT